ATCAGAACGGCACCCAATGCTTGTCGATCAGCTCCTTCGACGACACATGGCCATCGCCGTTCATGACCTTCTGGCCGTCGATCATGTAGGCCCCGGTCACCCCGTCTGGGCTATCCAGCATTGTCCATGGCGTCAGGTCCGGGTGGATCACATGCTTGGGGCAACCCTCAATTTGCGCTTCAACGGGGATCTCTGAATCCCACACGGCGCAATGGCTTGTGCCATCTGTCCGCGCCGTGTAGTGCGCGCATGTGCGGCAATTGACCTCTTTCGTCAGCCCAGACACATGGCAAAAGTGAAAGCCGGGGCAGCTTTTACATTGCCACCAAGCCGCGCTGGCCTGATACATAGGCTCGGGCATATGATCGGAGCAGGACACCCTTAGGCCCCGCGCAATGGCGTTCTCCGCCACCAGTCGATCATACTTCACGCGCTCGAAATAGTAACGGTCATCGTCCTTGCAGATCGCCACATACAGCGCCCGCTCCAAGCCCGTCGCGTGCATGTAGACCTGCATCTGCACGTAGTGTTCTGGCTTGACCGTCTCGACGCCTTGTTTTGTCAGCGTGGTGAAGCTCGCTTTGTTGTGCGTCTTGAACTCGGCCACATGCTGCTTCGTTGGGGCCTCAGGCACGCCAAGGACAATGGCGTCAATGGTCCCCGCAACATGGCCTTCGATCGCCACCCGCGCCTGCTCTGACACAATCTCAATTCCCGCCATCTGGAGATCCTTGAGGATCGTCTCTTCCTCGCGTTGGCCGCGCCGGAAAATGCGCAACACGCGCCCTTCAAAGCTGCGTGGTGCGGCCCAGCGAAAGCTAAGCCACAACCATCGGTCGCAAGGGTGTCCAAGCATGGACGCCCCAAGATGGGGGCGAGGCTCGCGCCCCGCCTCCTCTTGTTGATGGGCCTTGTCGATCAGCGCCGCCAGATCATTCTGGGCTTCGGGAAGGGCGCTCATGACCGCTTCTTCCATGGCGGGGTTTGGCCTGACAGCGCTTGGCTTGTCGCCGCGCCGGGCTGTGCGGCGGACTGTGCGGCGGACTGTGCGGACGGTTGCGGGCTAAACGCAGTGGCTCGCGCGTCAAAGGCCTTCCATCCCTTGACATCATTGCTGGCTTTGTACTGCCCATCGGCAGGGCGGATCTCCAGCTTGATTTCGCACGTCCCGCCGATTAGTTGATCGGTATCGGAAATGCGCTCCAGCCCGATCGCCATCATGAGCTGGCCCAGCTGCTGGCGGCCAATCTGCTCGGCTTTGGCCGATGGATTGGAGATATTGAGGTTGCCATAGATCACCCGGCCTTGGTGCGTCGGGCCGATGATGTCGTATCTGACAGCGAGGTATTGGCCCGTGTTGGCCTTGTTTGGCCGGGCCTCAACCGCCGCCACCCGCGCCTGATACCAGCCGGGGGGCAGAGGATCGTAGGACGTGTCAAGGGCCTCGGGCAGGTCATCAAGGGAAAAATCAAGCTTCATGGTGGTCTCCTTAAAAGTCTGTGCGAATTAAAAGTCTGCGCGGATGGTAAAGGTCGGGCGGCCTGGCGTGATGGTGATCGCCGGGAGCAGGGGTTTCGTGATCTTAGATGCAGCGGCGTCCCAGATCTTCTTGTTCACCTCAGGCTTCCACCGAAACAACGTGGCGAGGTGATCGGTCAGGCCATTGGCCTCGGCCAAAGCCTGAAGCTTGTCACCGTCGATCTTCCAGTTGTCGCGCTCGGCGATGCGCACCGTGTAACCGGCCCATTCGGTTTGGCCTTTGGCAATCATGGCGTCTTCGATCTTCCGCCGCTTCTCAATAGCGGCAAGCTCGGCTTCTTTGGCTTCAAGCCATTCGGCGGCGAGGTTCACGACGCACCCCCTTGTATCTTCGCAATGATTTGCCCCAAATCAGCCGGTTCCCACGGTGCAAGCTGGCCAGAGCGATCCTTAGCCAGCCACAGCCCGTCGCTGTCGCACATCAGCGCCCGCTGCGGCACGCCATCTGCGTCCCTCTCCACACGCAAAGCCAGCACTTCATCAAAGAAGTAGGGCAAAGCTTGGCCGGTCTTGTTGCCGGGCATGCTAGGGCTGTACAGCATGCGGCCCATCTCATCGGCTTGCTTCTCAAGCTTGGCCGTCATGTAAACGTGCTTACCCGGAAGATCGCGGAAAGCGCGGATCACTTCGGTCATCGTGTCCTGCATGGCGCCATAGGCTTGGCGCGGGTCTTTGGCCACGCGCTTTTCGGCATTCAGCACGACTTCAGCGATCTCGCTGATCGAGTCGATGGCCACGGACTGGAAATCTTGATCCGATTGCAGCCATGCCAAGGCCTCCCTGAGATCATTCATGTTGCCGATCTCAAGGTAGGGCAGGTCAGCGCCAGCCACTGACAGCAACCCGCCTTCCGCTGATAGGGTAACAGGGTTTGGAAGGGTTGGAATCAGCGACGTCTTGCCAGCGCCAGCCTGTCCGTAAACAAGCAGTTTCACGCCATCACGGGCAATCGCGCCCGTGCGTTTGAGGGTAATAGCCATGGTGTTTGGCCTTTCGTTTGCCCCTTCGGCCAATCCGGTCGGGCAAAGCGACCTTGCGTGTGTTGACCAATTATGTCAACAGCAATGCGCAAAAAAATTATCAGGAGCGATTACATGCAGACCATTGAAGCCATTCGAAAACAGCTACAGGATCGGAACCTACGGGCTGTGAGCCGGTTGACGGGGGTTGGATATGCCACAATCCTGCGTCTGATGCGCGGCGCGACGCCGTCTTACGCCGTGGTGAAGAAGCTGAGCGATTATTTGGGGGACAAGCGTGACTGACCTGACGCATATCCTAGGCGGCCCATGGAGCCCACCAAGGCCCGCGCCGATTGACGATCAGATCCGCACCGCCATGCAAAACGCAGGCGTGACGCCGCCTAGCTCCATTGTCATTGACGGCACGCTGCACCGCTACCAGACCGGCAGCAAGGGCCAGGCCGGGCACGATAAAGCAGGCTGGTACGTGTTTTTCCCCGACGGCGTGTGCGCGGGGATGTTTGGGGACTGGCGCACTGGCGTGACGCAGACCTTCAGGGCTGAGGTGGGGCGAGAGCTGACGGCCCAGGAGCAGATGGCCATCACCCGCAGGCAGGCTGAGGCCCGCGCCGCTCGGGACGCCAGGGCCGCGCAAGCCGCTGAGACGGTGGAGGCCATATGGTCACAAGCCGGGGCGGCGAGCGATGACCATCCTTACCTTGCGCGCAAGCGGGTTAAGGCCCACGGCCTTCGCATCACTGGCGATGGGCGGTTGATGGCTCCCCTCTACGATCACACGGGCGCGCTGTCGTCGCTGCAATATATAGACGCCGAAGGCGGCAAGCTCTATCACGCAGGGGCGGCGACAGGCGGGCGGTATTGGGTTGTTGGAAGCTGTGAAGGCGATGTCGTTTACATAGCCGAAGGCTTCGCCACAGCAGCCACCATTCACGAAGTGACCGGCAAGCCCTGCGTCGTGGCGTATAGCGCTAGCAATCTGGTCCCCGTCACCGGTTCTATACGCGAGGCCCACCCGGACGCTGAGTTGGTTATTGTGGCTGACAATGACGCTAGCGGCGTTGGCCAGAAATACGCCGATCAAGCAGCCGCCAAGCACCGCGCCAAGGTTGTGGTCATTCCCATCCAAGGCGACGCCAATGACTACGTTGCTGGCGGGCATGACCTGCAGGCCCTGCTTAACCCGCCGATCGAGCAATGGCTCATTCCCGCCGATGAGTTTGCAGCCCAGCCCGCGCCGCTGCGATGGCTGGTTAAAGGCTGGATCCAGGCCGAAGCCCTGCACATGATCCACGGCCCTTCAGGCGGGGGCAAGACGTTTGCCGTGCTTGATCTCATGCTGCACATGGCGGCGGGCCGCACCGAATGGAACGGCTGCAAGGTCAAGCCGGGGGCGGTGGTTTACCTCGCTGGCGAAGGACACCATGGCTTGCGAGGGCGCGTCGCCGCGTGGAAACAACACCACCAAGCCGACAGCCTGACAATGTGGTTGAGCCGAGAAGGGTGCGATCTCAACACCAAAGAGGGCTTGCAGCATGTGATCGATCACATCAGAGGCCTGAACCACCAGCCCGACGTGATCGTGGTGGACACCCTGCATCGCTTTCTCAAGGGCGACGAGAACAGCGCCCAGGATGCCAAGACCATGCTCGACGCCTGCGCCCATCTCATGCGCGGCTTTGGGTGCGCGGTCATTCTCGTTCACCACACAGGAGTGAGTGAGGAAGCCCAGCATCGCGCCAGAGGATCGAGCGCTTGGAGGGGCGCCCTAGACATCGAGATTAGCGTGGTCCCCGGCGACAACGGGTGCCTGCGTTTGGTCCAGAGAAAGAGCAAAGACGCTGAGCTGAAGCCGCCCATGAATGGCAAGCTTGAGGCCGTTACCCTCTCCGGATGGGTCGATGAGGATGGCGAAGCCGTCACCAGCGCGGTCCTCGTCGCAGCCCCGCCAGAGCCGAAAGAAGCCGCTCTTGCCGGGCACGGAGCCATCCATCACCACCAGAAAATGTTTTCTAGGGCTTGGGTGGAAGGCGGCAAAATTTTGCTTGGCGAGGATCCATTCGTGGCAAGGGATGCCGTGGCCAGTTTGCTCCAAAATGATGGCTACAAGCCGGGGTCGGTCAAAAATATGCTTGCACCAAGCAGCAAAGGGAAGCCCGTGCATGACCTGCTGAACGCTGAATGGATTAAAAAGGCGTCAGACGAGGGGGAAAATGGCGATGGCTGGATCATTATCGAGCCAGGGTGGAGGGCCTCACTTTTGGTCATTAGTGACTCACTAGTGACTCACCAGTGACTTTTGGGGAAAAAGTCATCGGTCATTTTCAGGTCATTTGTGAGTCATCGGTGAGTGGTCAGGAGTGAGCACAATTTCACTCAGTCACTCACTCACTTTTCACTCACACCTTAGGGTGAGTGAAGTGAGTGACTGAGTGAAGTGCTCACTGAAGGTGACTCCGGTGACGCGGTGACGGTCGAAAGGGGGGTTAGCTAGGCTTAGCTAAGAGGTGATGTTTAAAAAGGCTGGTTAGCTAGACTTGGCTAAGTGGAGGGGCGTGGTTAACACAATGGTTAACGGCAAAGGTGGAGCGACATGAACGAAGATTACTGGAAAGTAAGGTGCGAGGAGCTGGAGGAGGAACTGCGCCAGGTTCGCGATGTGCTGCGGAGGGAGATTCATCCCGTCGTGTCGGCGATGGGAATGATTGCCCCTTACACGCCTAGCGGGGCGACCATGATCGTCGCAGCGCTTTACAAGGCCTACCCCCATGCCCTTACCCGCGAGCGCCTGATGCTCGCCAGGCGGGCTTGCAAGCAGGACGTGGACGACAAAGTCATCGATGTCCAAATCTGCAAGGCTCGCCAAGGGCTGCGAAAGGCCGGGGCCGAAGGGCCGATCATCGTCAACGTCTATGCCGCTGGTTATCGAATGCACGCGGGGGCTTATGCGTGGTTGTCTGAGCGGCTGGTGGAGGTGGAATTAGCTGAGGCGCGGTTGACGGACACACGGTTGACAGACGCGACGAACCTTGTTTCTGTCGCGACAAAACACAGGGGCTGACGACAAAACACAGGGGCTGATCATGGGTAATCACTTGGACATGGCGCAACGCCAGATTGAAGACCGAGCAGAACTGAGCCGCGTGCGGGCAGAGCTGGCGATCCAGCGCAAGGCGCTCGCTAACCTGGAAGAGCGCGAGGTCGCCATCGTGGGGCGCATGGATGAGCGTTTGCTGGCCGTGGCGAGCTTGTTGGAGGCTGACAAGGTTGTGGGGTTGGCGGTTGAGCCGCCCGCTTTGGAAGTGACGATTGAGACAACGCCGGTGGATGCGGATGCGGACGCGGTTGATCTAACTGCGGTTGACCTAGCCACCGTGTCCGACGCCCCTGTTGACCGGCCCAACGGCGCAGCCGCCTTCTGATGTCGGCTATCGGAAACCCCGCCGCCGTCCAGGCCGCAGCCGCCAAGCGAGACCAGTGGGGCCGCGAACGCTACGAACAAGGTCGCCGCGATGGCGAGGCTCAAGCTGACGCCCGTTATGTTGATCGCCTTGACGCCGCCCGGCAAGAGCACCTGCAAGAGATCGCGCGCTTGGATGAGCGGCACAAAGCCAACGACATTGAGATCCGCGGTGCAGCCTATTGGCGCGGCAAAGTGATCGGTGCTGTCGGCGGCCTTGTGGTGGGGTGCTTCCTTACGGTGCTGACCGGCGCTTTGATGTTTAACCAGAACGAACGCGCCTTGCAGGCTGGCGCTAATGTGGCCCAGGGCGGCATGACCGCGGGGCTGGCTATCGATGCTTTGCAACAAGGGGCAGAACAATGAAGATTGGCGTTGGACTTCCACCCGGTTGGTCCGTTATCGGGACGATCTTTACCGGCGCGCTGCTGTGGATTGGAGCCCAGCTTCCCGCTTGGCTTTCTTGGGGCTTTACCGTCTTGACGGCGCTTGTCCCTGATGTCAGTGTGGCCCCTGTTGTTGAGCCCCCTGTGCAGTGATGGCAAAACGTCCCGGCCTCTACGCTAACATCGCAGCCAAGCGAGCCCGCATTAAAGCGGGCTCCGGCGAGAAGATGCGAAAGCCAGGCGCAAAAGGCGCTCCTACCGCGAAGGCGTTTCGCGAGAGTGCGAAGACGGCGAAGCGTTAAAGCGAAAAACAGAGTTAAACAGAGTTGTTTTGACAAATGGGACTTCGCGGCCCTCAACCAGGCACCGTAAGGAAACCGCAAAACAGCGGGCGGAAAAAGGGTACGCTAAATAAGGCGACCGTGGACTTGAAAGCCATTGCGCGCACCATGGAGCCGGAGGCGACCAAGCGCCTTGGTCAGCTATTGCGATCGGAGAATGAGGCCGTCGCCCTTGGAGCCGTCAAAGAGGTGTACGACCGCGCGTTCGGCAAAGCTACGCAAGTGGTTAGCGGCGAGAACGGTGGGGCTATTTACCTGATGGTATCAACAGGCGTCCCGCATGCCTCAGAAACAGATTAGCCTCGCCTAC